GAAAATGTATGGGTTCTCTCCACCACCCATTTCTTTATTCCAAGGCCATGCAGGATCCATATATACATGCGCTCCTCTAAATAGCCAAGGCTCATCTTTCACAAAAGAGGATGCATCTCCCCAACACACTTTGTTTTCTTCCTTAACAGTTCTGTCCAAAGCCATATTGAAAGTTCTAATTTCTGTTAAGATCCTAAATAGTTTCTTAACAATCCAACTGTCAGGTAATTCGCTTACTTTCATGCCATCTGCGGTAGATCCACAGAAACTGAGACTTCTAAACGTCATGCTACCTGCTAGTAATTTTGCTAACGCGGCTAGCATATACGGTTTGTCTTGATAAGCTACGCACAACCCATCAAAATACTTCGCATGATCCGGTTTGATTTTACCTCCATGCGAAGTATTTGCTGTAGATATATAATTAGTTATATACCCAGCTACTGGTGTTACTTGCAACATCTCTTTGAAATCTTTGTCTGTTAGTGCTTCTATACCACAGTTTGTAAATACAGATTTAGCCCACACATGTGAGAAATAACCTGCATCATTTATACCAATGGGTATATCTCTTTCATAGCAAAAGCGATATGGTGTTCCCATACCGCCTGCAACCAAATCAACATATCTGGTTACATCTTGATCTACAAGGTTCAGTATTTTACCACTGAACCTTGCTTGGCTACCATAGTAGCCAATACTTAAATTTTTTGTTGCTGGATCTGGTGTGTACGGATGTACAGTCTCCAAACTTTTAAAATCCATTATTCGTCCTCCTCTTTATTTAGTTCTACTTCTATAAGCATTTCTCCACAGTCTTTGCAATAGAAGTCGAGTGCATCATTAACATTGCACTCATCACAAAAAAATTCTTGGCATTCTTCACAATAGAAAACTGTTAGACTTTCTAGTTCAATACCACAAAAACCACATGCAAGCATTGTTCTCCCTCATTTCATAATGTGTCCACACAATGGACACTTAGAATACGTTGTATAATGTCCACTATTTGGATCCTTTACCTTGTGAACGTCCAAACATTTTTTATGAAAAGAACTTTTGCAACCAATGCAATAAGCATCTACTTGGTACCTGTCTATAATCTTCTTACATCTTTTGTTATCGCAATAGGTTTTTCCATCTTTTTCCATTTTTATCCTCCCAGTTATTATTCGTCCATCTCATTATGACATAGTGGACACGTTGACACTACTATCATTGTTCCAAACTCTGGATGTTTTTTCCTTTTAAGAGACAAGCATTTGCCGTGAAATATGCTCTTGCATGCTCTGCAAAAATGTTTAGTTTCCCACATTGAAAACTCTTTCCCACACCCCTTAGCGTCACATTTATCATCTCGTAAACTCATTTATTCACCTCCTTTACATGTTCATGAGTCTCTATACAATCTTCACAAAACCATTTACCACAGATAGCACATTTCTGCCTGCAGTAAATACAAATATCGTACCCACAACAATCACATGTAGGCATTGTAAAAGTATGGAATGTGCAAAACCATCTTGCACATTCAGGACATGATTGCGTTACATCTACCGCTTCACATCCAGAAACTGCACATTTCTTTTTGTTAATTGTTCTCATTTTTAGTTTCCTTTTGAATTTCATGTTTTGAAACATACACACCAGTAAGTTTCCTAGGTTGATAGTGCCTTTCTATAAGTCGATCAATATTTGCCCCGATTTGCAATTGCCTACATAACATTTTGTAATCGCATTTCCAAACGCAATCTCTATTAGGATATGGAAAACAATGTTCAATGTTATGGCTGTATCTTATCATTTCCATAAGTTCCAATCGCAGATTCTTGTCAACCTGATCAATCGCAGCCTGTGACTTGTACAGTACTGCACGTTCAAAAAAGGTTTGTGGTTTTTCGTGTAGATTATCAAGCATTTTTTGATAATCTTTCACATTCAACTTCTGCTTTTCTATCTCTTTCAAGTAAATGTCATACGTTGTATCCATCGACTTATCTTTCGAAAGACCACCACTCTTGAGTACTTTTGGAATTGTTGGTGCTTTCTTTCTCAATTGATTCCAAACAGCTTGAATGTTTTCATTTTGAAAAATCTTTCGTGCTGCCCAGATGTAAATTGGCAGTTGATCATTAAAATCTATTTCTGCACTATCAAACTTCATACAACTTGTTTTATGATCGACTACCATTATGTGATTTGACTTTTTCTCTCTTACTATCAAATCAAATCGACCAACAACCATTGGAAGAACTATTTCATCATTAAACTCAAATACTAAAGGAGTCCCATCACTTTCCACTAGTGGAAACTCCCACTCTAACTCAGTGTTCAGCACCTCCCAATCAGTATCGGCAGTCTTTGCATATCCTTGATACCCTTCAAGCATAGCCACACCTAAATCCAAATGCTCTTCCATCAACATTATGTTTTCTTCTGGTAAATTCATTTCTCTGGCTTCATCTAAATTTTCTTGCCAGAGAGCAATAAACTCTTTTACTGGATCCTTTTTACAATAAAAAGCTTCCAGGGCTGCATGAATTGCAGTACCAAAATGCAACGGCAATGCTGGCATTTTAGATTCCAAACGCATACAACTTAAGCTTCCAAAGTGCCACCTGCGTCTGCATTCTTTAAACTCTATTCTGTCTGTTGCTGATGCTTTGAAAACTTTTATGTTCTTAGCTTCAACCCATTCATACACGTCCTCAAGATACTTTTGATACTCTTTCCAAGTCCTCATTTGAACCTCCTTTAAACTATAATAATATTATATAATAAAAACTAATAAAAATCAATGAAAATCATAGATTTTCATTTAAATAATCTACCAGTTTTTTATCATTTAATACATCTTCCATACATTCTTCTTTCTCCAACAACGCATTATACTTCATCTCACTAATAGTACGCGGTACTAATAAGTCATAGTAATGCTTGTTACGAGTAGATGTCATACGATGTATTCTATCTTCAAACTGTTGGTTGACGTGAGGCATCCATGTACGATCACTGAAAATAATATAATCACACTCATCAATACTTAATCCTTCCGCCATTGCCTGAATGTTACCTACCAATACGCCTTTTTTGCTTCTCTTAAATGCTTCAACAACGCCATCCCTATCTTTCGTACTCCCAGTTACTAAAAATGTTTCAAAACCTGCTTTCTTAAGTTTTGCTTCTAATAACTGAGCTGCCTTTATGAAAACAGTTCCTACAATGGTTTTTTCTCCGATATCTCGTATTAACTCAAGCGACGTATTCTCTATCACAGAGTAATCTTTTCCGCCCAAAATTGCCGGATTTGCAACGATTTGCTGAAACCTAATGATACGTTCTAATTTTGATTCAATAACTTCTTCAAAACCATCTTCTTTAACAATTCGAAACTTTTTAGCTCTTTGATACGCTACTTTGTGTGACTTATCCATCTCTATGTACACTGTATGCCTAATCTTTTCTGGCAAACCATACTTTTCACTTCTGATCATAATAGGTTGCAGTATCCACTGCAACTCATCTAAATGCGATTTGTTCACTCCTTTGATTTCCTTGCAGAAAAAAGACTCAAAAACATTGCAGAAGTATTCTACAAACGCCCAATAGGATGTAAATCTCCTAGGATACAAAATATTTAGTAACTGCCAGATATGTTCTGGAGACCCACTAATTGGAGTCCCAGTTGACATAATACAAGTATCAAATTTTAGTTTTTTTGCCCCATCTACTAAATTTGCGTGTGGGTTCTTTAAACGATGAGCTTCATCAAAAATAACACCATCCCATTTGATAGAGAACAGTATCGGAAATCGCCTTACGTCATTTCGAGATTGCAACATTTCATAGTTGATGACTATGAAACATTCTTTTTCTTTCATTGCACTCTGAAGTTGCTTCTCCCGTTGTTCCTTTTCACCTTTGATAATAAAGAACTTTCTCTCTGGTATCCATTTTTGCATTTCACGATACCAGTTCGGTTTTAAATAACCTGGAACCACTACCAGTATCTTCTTTGCATTTATATGTACCATGCTTTCCAAAGCAGTTCTGGTCTTTCCAAGACCGCGATCATCAGCCAAAATGATGCGTTTGAAATGATCAAAAAATCGTAATGCACGATACTGATTTTTCTTCAAAGAGAGGATGCAACCATCCTCTAAGTGTTTCTTAACCTGTACTGATTTAGCAACCTGTTCTTGTGCAAGATAAAGTATATCTTCTAATACCGGACATATTTCCACTAGTGGAAATAGTTCCTTCAAATAGCGCAACACCAAAGGTTCTAGCGGAAATGATAACCCTTGTTTGTTGGAAGTTGCACCATATATCTTACGTGCTTTCTTTCTATTATCTCTTGATAACTCACTTAGTTGGATCCTATTACGAACAATTGAAATCTTCATGTTAATCTCCTTCCAAGCGAACTATCATTCTTCTTAATTCATCAAACTCCTTGAAGAGTTTATTTGCACGTTTCTGTAAAAACGCTAATACCTTTGAACCATCAAAAGCAATAAATAACCACCCTTGATTTTCTAAAGTTTCATAGTCCCTCTTGGTAAGAGGGACTCTTGTCCGTAGCATTTTATCTACAGACAAAGCAATGATGTCGAGTTCTTTACAACAATCATCACAAATATTGAAGAACATATCATATGATATATCCTTCATGTGAGCTGTTGCAATATACTCTTCTTCTACGACTTTGCTACAGTTATCACACTCTTTATAAATAATGCTCATTAGTTTCGCTCCTTTTTAGTATTTCCATCTTTTTTCAACAAATCTTTGAATACGTTCATTTACTTTATCTGCCTTATTATTGTTTTCTAGATATGCGCCTATCAATAGAAAGGTATCTATTAATTCCTTCTCGAAATTGGACCAATCCTTATTGGGTTTATACTCATGATCCCAAACCCAAATCAGTTCATGTAAATGTGCATATATGCTGTTTTTTACATCATAATTTTGTGCATGTGTTTCTTTTATAATTGCAAATCCATTCATATCTAATAACGGTGAAATCATTTTTCATTCTCCTTTTTAGGTGCTTGTACTTGAGTTTCTCCCTTGGTATACTCCATTCCTGGTGTGAAATGAATCTTATACCAAAAGCGACTTTCTTGTCGCTTTATATAGTCTTGATAGTCGTTGGTATTTTGAAAGAGAAATTCAGCTACAGTATTATGCTGTAGCTTTCCTTGAATAGGATTTATAAGTTCAACTTTTGTAAGGATGTATCTGTTCGCACTTTTTGGCATTGTATCCTCCCTTTTTTAGCAATTGCATTTTCTTGTAACAGTCGCCACATAATTGACTTCTAATAAGATGTTTCTTATTAGTTACAACCATATGTATACATTGTCTACATTGAAATTGATTAACCATCGCTTAGCACCTCCTTACTTTATCAAAATACCTTAATCCGTGAGCGATTGCATCAACCATATGTTTAGTTTTATCCTTGTATTGCTTTCTATAAGAATCAGCTAATATCTTAGCTGACTCCATGTACCCTTCTTTTTGACATTGCATTTGGGTATGACATTCATGTCCAAATTTGTTTGCAAAAGATTTTATTGTGCCTACATTTTCTATTGTTTGTAAAGCTTCTTTCGTTAGTTTGCTAAATGGATTAGCAAACTGTTCTACAACGACAATACTCCACGGACCAGTTTTTATAAACATGTGATCAACAAGATCTGGAGATGCAATCACATCTCCATGAATAAACTTTCCCTCATTTGTAAATTCAGCAAATCCAGTTTGTAATCCTGGATCATATACTTGTACTACGAATTCGAATGGTCCCATAAATTATACTTCCTCTCATGCCTCTCGGCTCTACATTCTGTTTCGGTTGGAATACTTCCTATCAACAACACTTCTGTTGGTACTTCGAAATAAGTACTGCACTTTTCAACTAGTTCGAAAGGCATTGGTCTTTGACCCCTCTCATATTGAGAATATCTGTCTCTGGGTACTTTTAAGTACCCAGAAACTTCTTTTTGCCATTTTGATTTATATACTCGCATTGCCCGCAAGTTTTTCATATAGAAATTCATTTGTATTCTCCCTACTTTATCTTACAGTTTTTAACTTCAACTGATATTCCGTAACCCTCAACGGTACCTTCTATTGATACCTGCTCTCCCTTAGCAAGTTTTGCAACTGCGGATTCTTCATCTTTATTTACGAAACATGAAATGCTGTACATAAAACCATCCCCAGTTAATGTTACTGATGTTGAACCAAACATTTTGTTAATACCTTCAACAATTCCAGTAATTACCACTTTCTTGTTTTTGTACTTTTCATCTGCTGCCAATTCATTTGCAGCATATTCTGCAGCTAAATCGCTTGCTTTCAAAACGATATCTTTCTTTTTTGGACTTAGTGGCGGTTTAGTTGGTGCCGGTGTTACAGTTGGTGTTGCAGTTTGTGTCACTGATTGTGTTGGTGTTTTTGTTGGTGCCTTTGTTGCAGTTTTTGTTGGTGTTGGATCTCCTGCAGTATCAGGACTGAGAATTCCTACACATATTATAAAACATAAAAATCCAATTACTCCACCTATAATTAATGTTTTTCTCATTGTTCATTCTCCTTTTTGTTTTTAAAATCATATTCTTTCACTACTTCGTCGAGTAGTTTTTGTGCTTTTCCAGTATGTTCTTTAACACCAGAATCATCTCGATCTTGTAGGCAAATATAAGCCTTTTCCCATTCTTCCACTACCTTCACTATTTTGTTTTTGAAGTTTACGAAGAAGATTGGTGTACCCCTTTGCTTCAGATCCCTTTTGATCTGGCGCATTTTTTCAATGCCTCCACTGAGAACGTACTTGTTATCAGTTTTGCACGCTACCGAAATGGTTTCTAAACATTCCGACAATTTTTTCATTTGAGTAGAAGCAAATATGTAATAGTCTCTTTCAGCTTCTCCTTGAGACATAGGTCTTTGCTCCGGTTTTGAAGTCGCTTGTGTCTCTTCACTTCCATCACAACTACATAGCATTAAAATTGTTATCACAATAATCAAAACTGCAAGTATTGACTTTCTTAACATTTGAAACTCTCCCTTTCATATTTATGTGTTATGTATACTTAAACATTGCATACTTCGTTAACCTGTCCTACTTAGTAACCTAATGACCTGCTAGAGTTTTTATCATCTGAGGTACTTTTGCCTCAATAACTAGCACTACCAAGATACCTGCAAGGATACCATAAGCCAATGCTTCAACTGAATCCATCGTCATCACCTCCTTTCAATTCTATATCTTCGAAACATGTTGCCTTTGACCATTCATCTGTGCCATATCTAACAAAGGCATACTTTTTGGTAACCCTTATCAGAATACCTTCTTCAGTACGTTGATAAGAATGATACAAAACTGTTTTTCCAATATTTTCTTTTGCTTCTTTATAAGTCATCTTATAACGCCCTTCCTTGTACTAAAAGATGTATAGTATCTATAAAAACTACATCTTTTAGTTTTTGCAAGTCACTTAGCTTTTCAAAAGGTACTAAGCAATCACTTATTTTCTTGTGCCTGTTTGTGGTTGCACCATATTTCCAACCATTGTCAATTCTTAAATCCATCCACACGTTATGATTGTCCTTCACAGACATGAACGGATCTCTCAGTACTGCAATAGCATTATCAATGTATAACATTCTTGTTTGATACTCAAGTGCTTCAAATGGCACTCCAACATCCTCATTGTTAAGTTCCCTGATGACGTTAGAAAGAGTGTAAGCAACTTTACAACCACGTACAATATCAGAATATTTAAAAACTTTGTCTATGTACACAAAATCATGTATTGCTTCATTGTAAGATTCCTTTACTCTTAGCGTGATTTTTTTAGCCATTTTGAACCTCCTTGAGTTCGTTAATAAGCTGTCGTAGTGGTATATGAGTGTCATACATTCCAAAAGTCTTTTCAAGTTTTATCACACTAAAACCTTCACTTGGATTTGGTTCTTCAAAATGCATATCTTGCCGTTTAATAACATCTCGCAAAGCAGTTCCAAATGGATCATCCTTTGAAATACGCCTTGCGCATATTCCAGCAAGTTCTTTCACATACAAACAAGTACACTTATAATCTTTTTCAAATGCTAAATCAACAATCTTCTGACGTCTACTTGTAGTGGTATTTGTTTCATCAACAAATATCGTGTGCTCCTGATCCATTAACGTATGCAGCAGTATTTCTCTGACACCCCATACAAAATTTTCTCCTAATCCATAAAATCTTTGACCGTACACCAGTTCACGTAATTCATCTGCTGAAACAACTACCATCTTCACTCCAGCATCTTTTAGATAATTTCGAAGTGTTGTTTTGCCACTTCTCGGTAATCCTACAGTAAATATCAAGTGTTTTTTCAAAGTATTTTTTCTCCTCTCTTTAATATAATTATATTATATAATAGATTTCAAGAAAAATCAATGTTTTTCTTTAAATTCTATTGAAAAATTTTTCAAAAAAAAAAGAGACCTTAGAAGGTCTCAGAAATCTATTTTTAATGCTTTATGCAGTTAGCTGGCAGTTTCGTTTTTTGGTTCCTTTTTCTTGCCTCTTTTTGGTTGTACTTTTTCATTATATATGGCATGAACAGTTGATGCCTTATAAAAATTCATCAACGCCATTTTTATTAATCTTTTATATTTTGCAACTTCTTTCTGATCCGTTGCAGGATCTTCAAAAGCACTATTTGTCATTTTTGATTTAGCTAACGCTACCCTATTCTCATAAAAAGACAATCTTGAGTTGTCTCTGGCTTTTGTTAAATCTTCCACATCAATTTCATGTTGTCCAAAATCTATTTCTGGTTTCAAACTTTCAATTGTCTTCGCAGCCCATGCATCAACTTCTTTACCATTATCAGTAAAAATCAAACCTTCAGTAAGTTCTAATTCACTCTTGAGAAAATAATTTCTTAAATTTTCTGCTTTAGTAAACAGTAATTTTCTTTTCTTTTTTGGTTCAGAACTAGCAGGTGTTTGTTTAGCATTTTCTTTTTTAACAGTTGCGGGTTTTAAGATTTCACCTTTTTCTAAGAAAGCTTTGATAGCTTCATCTACAGAAACACCCATTACTCCTTTATATGAATTCTCAAATGATGTTCTTTCTGCATCATTAGTCAATTCGAATGTTGATCTTACAACTGTACCCTTTTCTGTTATTGTGTCACCACTTACGTCTTGCAAAGTTGCTACTTTTGCTTTACGGCCTAAAACTGCGTATACAATTCCGTCTTTTTTGTAATACTTTTCCATATTGTTTCCTCCATCTTAATAATATATTATATTATATATTATATAATACTTCACGCAATAAATCAAGTGTTTTATAAAAATTTTTGTTACTTATTTTATGCAAGTTTCCACTAGAGGAACCAAAATGGTAAAACTACGCGTCCTCGTACGGGTATATAAAAGTTGGAAAATGCACCCTGGAGGCAAATTTTCCTGCAAGTTTTAGATACTAAATATATAATAAATAATATCTAAAAGTGGCAAACTTATTAGATTTCTAATTAAAAGATACTGGATTGTGGGGAATACTGAAGTATTTTAAAGTAAAAACAATATAATTCAGTTATTTCGGAAAAAAATACCCGTGATTTAGAAATCTAAGTGAATCACCGTAATCTGGTAGTAAATTGAAGTAAATTCAAGTATAAATCATTTATTTGGGATATTTGTTGTGGGGTTTTTTCACTGGATCCGAACCGGGGTTTTAAAAAAATGGGGGGTATAAAAAATTAAAATTTTCGCTGAAAATTGGTCATCCGGGTACAGGTATATAATAAAATAATATAATATATAAAAAAAAAAGAAAAAAAAAAAATAAATAATAATCTATTTCTATATAATATATGTTGTGGTGTGTTTCTCTACGAACGTTGTTGCCCGGGCTTGCGGCCGATTTAAAATAAGAAAAAATATTTTATTGCCGTTTATTTTTTACTGCCCCGTTTTTTAAATGGGTGATTTCCCACACCACAAACTTTTATGTACCAATGTGTTCCGGTATGTACCTCATTTCCACTAGTGGAATGTTGACCAAAACGCGTAAAATGAGACTTCTGATATTCTGTTTATAGTCGTTTTTAAATACGTCAGTTTATTAATTATATCGTTTCGGGTAAATAAAAACGACTATATCCATTAGATAAAAACCAAAAAAAAAATAACCGAAAGGCTATTCAGAAAAATAAATCGTCCAAAATATCTCCTATAAAATTAATTGCTATTACAAGAAAAAACCAAGTATCCTCTTTAAAGATTTTTCCTACGATAGCTAACACTGCTATTATGATCATAATAGCGATAAAAATTTTCATATACACATTCATCTGTCTGATCTCCTTTTGTATTGTCGAGTTTAAAGTTTGAAAAAGGACTCCTACATTCCTTTAATGGATTGTCTTTGCATTTGCAAATTACTGATGTGAGTGATCTAGAATAGTAAATACAGGTTTTACATTTTGCGTTATCCTTTAGTAGATGGAAACTCATTTACATCCACCTCCTATAAGTTTTTCTGAAAAACCTGAACCTTTTCAGAAAACACCAAAAAACCTTAGATTGAAGAATTGAAAAAAGTTTTGATCTCATCTTACTCCTCCTCGTTTAGTATCTTTACCACTTGTTAAAAAAAAAAAGATACTCTGGATTGGCTTGTCTCAACCCAGAGCCATAGGGAGTAGAATCACATGTTATTTTATGAAAGCTGGATACCCAGCTTTCCTCAAGCTTTTTACAAGTTGGTCTGCATTCTCTCTCTTTGCAAAGGCTCCAACTTGTACTCTATAAAGTGTTGTTGGTGAAGACTTTTTAGGTTCAATATATCTTACACCGAAATAAGAACATATTCCCTTGCAATGCTCTTCACCAACTTCTTGTTGGAATTGTTTGTTCCTCATTAAAGAGGATTCCCACTTGTGAGTCATAAAGCCATTCTCTGAAAGTATGGCTGGCATCTTAGTTTCTCTCAATACGTGAAAGTTTGCTGTTTTAATACCTCTGTCTTTTTGTTTAGTACCCTGTACTAAATACGAATGAACTGCTTTGGCTAAACGCAATCCTGAAACACTTCCTGGATAATGATACACACTCAATCCCTGGACTTCATTGAATTGTGCACCTTCTCCATATCCATCAAAATGAATGCTTACGTATAACATTCTTTTCTTGTCAGATGCTTTGCATTGAGCATTCGCTAGCGATGTCCTATTGCTTAGGGAATTGTCTTGCCTTGTCGGCGAAACATCGTAGCATGCAATCTTGCATCTCTTCAGTGCTTCAAACATATGCATTTTCGCGTAATGATTGAACTCATTCTCTCTTATCCCATTTGGAGACCTTTTACCTGCAGTCTCCGTTCCATGACCATCATCTCCACATACTATGTATGTAGAATTGTAACTTCCATAAAAATAACTTCCTTTACTCATAAGAATCCTCCTTCACAAGTTTGTATTATTTCAGATTCTTAAACCCACCTAATCCCACACATATAACAATGTTTTTGTATTTTCTCTTTAAGGGTATTAAATAAATCATTTTTTGTTTTGAGTTATATGTGTCTCCCTTTCAATATATTAATTATATAATACTTCTAATGAAAAATCAATGGTTTTCATTAAAATAAATTAAAAAAATTTTAAGAGATCCATAATTCCAGTAAGTTTAATACCTGCAAATAATGCAATAATACCGACCAATATGAAGATAAATTTTATTAGCCGATCTACCAAGTTCCATGTTTTTGATTGATATTCGTTAAGCATTTCCTTAACATAACGTTTCATTTCTTCATTTGCATCAACGAGGCTAGACATTTGTTTCGCAACAGTTTTCGCATTGAAGTCTAATTGCATCTCAAGTTCATTGACACGCTGTTCTAATTTATTAAGTTCCTTTGCGTCCATTTGCTACCTCCTTTCTGCAAACTATCTGTTTACTTTTTCTACCTTTATATATGTCTCTTTTCTTACGTAAACTGGACTTGCTGGTGTAGAATTGTGTTGTCTATATCTGTAATAGAAATACCCACCAGTATTTCCTGTTTGCACTAAAAATCTTTCATTGGCATAGCACGGTCCTGTTTCTGTTCCAAAAATGATGTCATCAGTAAACACATCATAAGAAGTATGTTTGCTTTCTTCTGCCTGAGCGGCTGTTGTTGCGCTATTGCTCATGCCTTGTGCATTTATTCCACCAACCAGTTCGATATCTCCAGCAGCAATGAATTCACCATTAATTTCTGGAGCTGTTGACGCACAGTTATATATCAAATGCAGTTCTATATGAAACAATCCATTTGGTGGTAAGAAAACTTTGCAATCTTCCAAATTTATTGGTGTAGTTGTGTTATTTGATAAAACAGTTTCATTTTTAAGTATTCTCGGTCCATCCCAGATATCTAATGTGTTTACTTTTGAATTTGAAATTTTGTAATCTGTCATCAAACTGAAGTTTGTATCATTTTGAGAACCTTGCAAATAGATGCAACCTGCATCCGTAAATGAATGTTCATATTCCAATACCAAAACTTCTCGATTGTAAGCCATTGTTACACGTATTATACTTGCAGTAGAATCTTGTTCAATCATGAGATGAACGCGGATTCCTTTTGACAGTGTTGTTGGAAGAGCAATTGATGCAGCTGTGGAACCACTTCCTAACAAAGTTTCCTTGATGTACAGAGTTCCACTAGTGGCATAGACTTCTAAACAGTTGCTGGTATCGATAGACCACCTAAAGTTTGAAATCTCTCCTTCCACAATTACGTAATGTTCTATGTGTGCAATGTAATCCTGTATTGTACAATAAGCATGTACACCAAATACCCATGTACCTTCTGCATGTACAAGACCAAATTTTCCGAAACGAGAATCATAAAGCATAGCTATCCATGTACTTGGTTCTAGTACTTCATAATCCCAATTTCCATTACCGTCATCCAAATACCATGGATTGAAATATGTGTAATCGGCATCTTTTCTTGCCATAAACAAGGCATCAAATGTTACATATGCTCCTGAAGCAGATGAAGTTGAATACCACTCAACACGAATATAAGTAATGTCATCCCAACCGGAAGGCGTTCCATTTGTAGTGAAAGCAGATTTTGATGGATGGTAAGAATTAAAACCGGCATCAAAACCACTACTGTAAGTTACAGAATAGTTGTTACTGTTGTCATCTCCAAACTTATAAGAGATGTAAGTTACTTTTGAAGGATCTGAAATATAAAGAAGTATACCCATCAACGCAGCAGTATCTGCTGGAGTACGCCCATCTGCAAAGTTTGTTAAGTCAATTGATGAGATAGTTTTATAGGCACTCATCCAACCACCAGAAGTATCCGTTTCTGTCAGTTTTAATCCACCAGTACCAACTCTTGAATTTGTAGTGTCATCCGCTAACGTAACTGTACCTGCACTTGTCCATTCAGTACTGTCTTCAAATTCTTCTATTCTTCTATAACTTCTTTGCGTAAAATAACTTGAATATTGACTCCAATTAACAGATTGACTACGTCTTAGGTCTTCAAACGCAACACCCATATAAGTTTCTCTTGCATTTAATGTACTTGCTTGTATTGATGGAGGTCCACCATTTGCCCAAGTGACTGCTGGAAAACCACTTAAATCAGCCATCTCTATCCCTCCTTTGTATTATCTTGAAAGAGGTTTGTACAGCATTTCTTGCTTTGCGTGTTTAAAACCTTTTTTCTTATTATGTCTACTTTAGCAGTATATCTCAAAACAGGTTTCGTTTCTTTTACCTTTGCGGATACTTCATTTCCTTCTGCATCTTGTAACCTCTTAGTTTTTAGTTGAACAACATCCAACTCCTTCTCTTCAATGCTTATTATTTTCAATACATTTCCATTTTCTTTTACTTCATTCAATAATGCAATTGCGAAATCTGCAAAAGCATTTTGTTTCAAAGTTTCTATCGGTGTACTTGTCTTGTCATAAGTCTTTGTAAAATCTTTATACATAATTTGCTCCTTTCCACTAGTGGATCATGCCCTAGAGAATGTAATAGTGTACTGGATTAAAATCTCTTCTGCATCCGATTTCGTATAACTCCACAATACTCTGGACAAAAGTATTGCTGAATTGAAACCTCCAAAAATGCCCACTTCTTCAATAGCACCAACATAATCATCTCTGCCAATATAAAATTCTAGCAAAGCAACTCCATTGGAGGGATTTGATCTTGATATGTAATCCATGCAGAGAACAGTACTTACTAAATCTTCATCAGTTGCTGTTGGTGTAGTATTGTCATCACCAATACAACATCTTTTAACAACGCATTGCGTTGGATATACTCCAATGAATGTTTTTGCTATATAATTTAAAGTATCGTCCATAATCAAGTTTTTCTTAATTCCAATTGGTTTTCTGTGTTTTGTAATAGGGTCTATTGAAAAGAATCTGTACTCTCCATAAACGCCACCTTTCTCACGTACTTGCATATTCAAACCTCCTTAGTCTGATACTGAATCAGTATCATTAATTTCACCAGGGTATAACGGTGGTGCATCACTTGGATAGACATCAGTATCTGGAAACAACGGTGTCAACATCGTAAAGTCATATGTCCCGGCTTGTTCTAATGGTTCATCAATAGATTGCAAATAAAGTAATATTTCATCCGTTTCAATTTCTATGTGTTCTACTTGCATTAAGTTCTTAAAGAACTCTTCCCAACCACCTAATGAAGCACCATCTAATACGCGATACTCATATTGCATTTCTGTAGGACTTACAGGTACCCACTTACAACTTTCAACTAAAACATTCTCCGAGTAATTCCATGGAGCATCTTTAGTCAAAGTAAATTGTTCTCCTACTTCGTAATCTTTTGATCTTAAAATAAATGATGCGGAATCTCCATCATTTGCATATTTCGTTAGTAACTGTGCAGCATATCTTAAAGCGTCTATGCTACTGTACAACTTATCATTTTGTACAAAGTTCTCTTCTGTATAACCTCTTCTAGCAATTTCTGCTGAATCTTGAACAACACCGTAGATTGGCATCAATCCGTAATAGGATATTCTAATGGCTTCTCCACTACCAGCATCTATTGCGTCTTCACTTTCGTCTTGAGTTATTTGTGTATCATTATAGTTCCAGTAAAATTGTCTTCCAGTAGTTGGACCTTTCAAACCAACTGTTTGAATAACCCAAGCACCTCCAGTATAGACTTCTATGAGAGGTTCTTCTGCAATTGGAAATGTTGAAAAGAACTCTCTTACTTCTCCATCTGGTGTTGGTGTAACATTTTTATTCTCTTGGTACACAGTCTTCTTTTTGTTTCCCTTAAACCACTGCTTATTTCTATAGTTTCCATTTGACCTGTGCATCTCAAATTGTTTGTCACCAAGCAATGGAGTTGAGTTAACAGGTCCAAAAGCACTTGCCATGTCGTAAAAATGTAAAAGTTTATCTTTATCTACTCTCCACACATAATTTCCAAAACCTGCCAAATGATCTAAAGCAGCATTTCCTTTTAAGTAGTTTATGACAATCCGATTTACTGTAGCGGGAGCATCTATTAGACCAGCTCTAATTCCACTAGTGGAAAAGTATTCGTCGATCAAGTTGTGTACAATTTCTTCTAAGGTAGTATCTTCCCAAACGCCTTTGACGACAGGCCTATCAGTTAAAGCACAATAGTCTTCTATCGCTGCCGAATAAATCAACTTTCCCTTTTCTTTTTCACGGATTGAAGTAATGTTTCTAAGAACACCTCCCCAAAGATAGACTGCATCTTCATAGAGAGTAATTTCCCTTCCACATATTATACTCGCACTGCTAGCATAAAAAGCTTCTCCTCTGTCTAAAATATTTGCATACATTACACCACGAGCATTCATCTTTTCGTCTAATGACCAACTCTTTTTCTCTACTGCAAGTTCAAGTTCTACATCTCCATTCTCATCATGTATGTAAAAATGTCTTAATCCCACAATCTCACCTACCTTTTATTTACTTGAATGCCATATAGTTGCAACTTTTCAACTAATGCATTGCCAATCTCATCCGCATTCATATTTGCACCATTGATGGTAATACTGACTTGTTTAACTGAATTATCTGTTGAAACATTAGATAGTGGTGTTGTCTGTGGTGTGAAACTAAGATTAGAAGCTACTTTTGCACTTGCATCTCTGATTCTTGAAACGCCTGCTTCTAAATCGTGAGACAACATTTTGATTAAATTGGGTATCCAACGATGAGCAGTTGCACCTGGACCTTCTTTTGTTGGTGATCCAAAGCCCAAGAACCCTTTTATTTTTGAAGCTACATAACTTGCGGCAGAAGCTACTTGACCTGCTGCATTACGAATACCATTTGCAACACTGGATACAATATTTGCACCCCATTGATATGCGGATTTTGCAACAGATGTAATTCCATTCTTGATACTTGTTCCTACTGATCTGGCAGCTGATCCTGCTCTACCGGCAGCACTACTAATCTTGCTTGCCATCTGACCAAAGAAACTACCTATCTTACCCGGAAGACTTCTTACTGCACTTACAACACCACTTGCTAATGACTTAAACCTACTGACTGCAATACTTCGTGCACTATTGAACTTACTTGAAATTGTTGAATAGATATTTGAAGCAACGCTCGATATCTTGCTCTTCATAGAGTTAAATGCATTTATAACGGCATTCTTAGCATTAGTTGCAAGACTCTTTAACTTGCTAGGAAGCTTGTTAAACCACTTAATAATACCATTTATTAAGTCCGGTATGATACTATGTCCTACTAGCACATCATACAATTTCTCGAAGATCTTTCTAATCAATGCCGCACCTTTTTGAATATTGGTAACTACCTTAGCAAGTGTAGTTGCAATTTTCGCTAAAGTACCAATGAAATCAATTATTTTATCTCTGTTTTCATAAATCTTAAGTGCAAGATCTTTAATTACTTTTCCAAAATTCATTAGGTTTTCGAGTGCTTCACCTTTCATATTGGTGAGCATTTCTTTGAGTTTATCTTTCAGTTCATTGATTGTATCTTTGAACTTCATTGCTTCTTCACCAGATAAACCAAATTCTTTTTGTAAAGTAACCATTAACTCGGCATCATCTCCAGAAAAGATAGCATGCAATACATTTTTTACACTTTCAAAAACTCCTTTTAATACTGAAGCAGCTCTTTTTACACCTCGCAGTGTTTCTATAAACTTATTTGCACCTTCATCGGACATCCCAATTTGCTTCTTAAGAATATCAAAAGCACTTTTTGTATCTCCCTTAAAGAAAGCAACTATCGATTGGATAACGCTTTTAAGAAAATTAAATCCTTTTTGTAACAAACCTGTTTTATGCAATACAGCTAATATCGCAACACCAACAGCACCAAATACAACCGCCAATGGAGCTAGTGCAGCGATTACAAGAAATATTGGCGCACCCAACAAAGCAATAGCTCCAGCTATTGCAGCAGCAACAGTAACTAAAGTACCACCAATAAAGACAACTGGTCCAATTGCTGCTAGTAATGCGGCAAATGCTACCGCTAGAAGTTTCACTGTTGGATTTGAGTTTAGAAAAGCATATGCTATTTTCTGTAGAAAATCAACTAGTTTTCTAAAGTACGGTAAGACCATAGTTCCTAGATCAATTGCAACACTCTCTAAAATACTTTTGAAAATTGCCCACTGGCCTGTCAAAGTATTCAATTGTTCTTTCGACATTTCACTAGCGGCACCATTAAAGTCATTTGTTGTCTTAACGAGTTTCTCAAATGCTTTATCTGATGTGTTGACAATTGACAACATTCCAGACATTGCTGTTCTACCAAAGATAGCATGTGCCGCTTGAATCTTTTGTTCTTGACTCAAATTTTTGAAACCTTTTCTAACATTCCTCAATACTTGCTGGAATGGCAACAGTTTTCCTTTAGCATCCGCAACTTTAATTCCAAGTTTATCCATCCACATAGCACCTTTTTCAGTTGGTGCAGCTAATCTTGCAATAGCTCCTCTTAATGTTGTACCAGCTCGAGATGCTTTAATTCCGTTATTCGCAAGCATCGCAATTGCTAACATCAAGTCATTCGCACTATAACCGGCAGCTCTTGCAATTGGTGTTACATACTTAAATGTTTCTCCCATCTTAAGTATGTTTGTATTTGAAGATCTTGCTGAATGTGCTAGCAAGTCAACAAACATCCTTGTATCTTCTGCTTTCAATCCTAATGCCGTAATTGCATCTGTTACGATATCTGATACAAAAGCTAAATCTTCTCCACTCGCAGCAGCTAAATCTAGTAACGGACTAATACCTGCAAGCATCTGACTAGTATCCCAACCAGCCAAAGCCATATATTCCATCGCTTTACCAACTTCAGTTGCAGTAAACTTTGTTGTTCTACCCATCTCCATTGCTTTATCTTTTAATTGCACAAACTCTTCTCCAGTAGCTTGTGAAAGTGTTTTTACACGAACCATCTGGGATTCAAAACTTGCCGCTGTTTTAACTATCTCAATACCCATCTTGATAATGTTTCTCGTAAAGAAATCTGTCATACGTCTACCTGCATTTTGCATTCCAATACCTAATGCACCGACAGACGCAATCATTGCAGCGGTATCATTTTTACTTCTTCTAACTTCTCGTGCGTAATCTCTAATGCCTTGTCGCAATGATTTGATTTGATTTTTTGAATTCGCTCCACCCTGCGTACGTATTCTAAGTATCAGTTCTTCTAAAGTCATTTTTTCCCTCCTCTCGAAAATTAAGTAAATATAATGGATATCTCGTTAGGGGCATAATATGAAAGGCGGTAAAATAAATATATGAGATATCCACTATAAAATTTATGAAGTTTTCTTTTTAACTGGAAGTGTACCATTATCAATTAAAGTTTCGATTGGTACTGCTCCATCAGTATCCAATCCATCTTTTGTATCTAATTTGCCACCATTCAATTTGGCTTGCATTTTATACTCTTCCTTCTTACGATTTTCAATCTTTCGCTTGAAAAGCATTAACTGTTCTCGAGTCCACTGCATACATTCCACTAGTGGAACTCCGTACTCGGACATGATCATATCGAACACGCCACTCCAACCAAATTCGTCTTGACTTTCTATTTTAATGCCCGGGTAAGGGCTAGTAAGTTTTTTAAGTAAGCATAGTTTACTTCAAAACATTTAGCTACAATTTTTATTACATCATCACGTGTAGCTTCTGTTTCAATTATTCTATCAAGAGTAACTTGCCCTCTTGTACCTACTTCTGCAATTGCTGGTAAATCTTCATGAATCAGTTCAATGATTTGAGAAAGCATGTCATCTATATTAATATCTTTTGTAATATCTACAGATAGCAAACCTTGAAATTTTTCTAAAGCGTTCTTTACAGCATCATCAAACTTGTTGCATTCAAGCCAGGGCAAGGCTTTTATACAAACATTTTCATCTCCTAATGGAGTATTGATTCCCTTATTCACCAATTTGTCTCTTTCACTTCTTTCTTGCATTTTTTGAAACACGGCTTGTTTTTGTGCATTATCCATATTAAAATCTCCTTTTTTTTTTAAAACAAAAGCAAGACGCAAATCTTGCTTTCGAAAGGTTAATCTATGTATATTTATATTAGGTTGTAGTGAAATCAAAGATTTCAGTTACTGCCATTTGTGAGTAATCCGACAACGCTTTACAATCTTTTGCAACAACTACCAAATAAGTACTTGAACCATCTAGATTTGCGCCTGGTGTCATCGTAACTTCATCAGTATCTGTTTGTGTAACAGTACATGATACAATTGTACCATCAACCTTGGTAAGAACAAAGTTTCCAGAATGTACAGAGTCTGGATGTATGTCTCTATTGAATGTGACAACTACAGTTGTACCCACAGCAATTCCACTAGCTCCATCTGCAGGAACAATTGAACTTGTTGCTAGTTGTGCAGGGGATCCATCTGTTGCAACTGCAGTTTCTTCCATATAATACCCTAGTTGCTCACCAGCACTTTTAGTGGTATCACACATTGCCATTACCATTAATTTAAAACCTAGTTTACCATTTTTTAGAAATTGCATTTCTAAATTCGGTGAAATATTTACCTTATGCAATCTTATTCTTATGTTTAAACTTCTGTTTGTACGCTTTGGTGCTGCGTACTCAAATACGTATTCTGTAAGTACAGTTTGTCCACCAAAGGGAAGTTTGTCATAACCTACTTGACCTGCTCCAGCAGCTTGTGTTGTTACAGTACCACCTGTACCTAACGCATACTTTAACATAGATGCACTTGCTTCATTCAAAATAGTTTCGAATGTACACGTTTCTCCTGGAACTGAATATCCTACGGGCGCAAGGTACTGATCTTGCTCAATAGGTTCAAGTTCTCCATTATACTTCAAAATTCCACCTTCAGAAGTTAAACCTAATGAAATAGGTACTGAATCTGGATTTAAAGTAACTGTACCAGGACCAACATGAATTTTTTCCGGTGTCATACAATCACTCCTTTATATTTTGATTGCAATGGATATGGTACAATGGTGAGAGTGCAAGAATCGAACTCGCGCCTCCAATGAACATTGGTACTCAACCTTGAGCAATCTCTCACCATGTCTATCTAGAATCCTCAGTACCACGAATAAAGTCAATTCAGAGAATTAGTCTCTTAAAGAATTTTGATTATATTAATATTATATAATAAAATCCAAGGAATTACAAGGGGAAATCAATATTTAGATAAAATAAATTCAGCAGAACCCAGTACTTGAACTCCTTGTGCTAATCCATGGTCAGTCTCAAACAAATCGGAAAAAGTTGCATCTCCAATGTTGGGATTGTGCAAACCATTACTCCAATTAGCTTCATCACTTAAAACTGCTACTGCAGCATCTCCATACCTCATTACATAACGATGCATTGTCTCTGCATCTACATTTACTACCCAAATAACAACTTCAAATCTAGCAATTCTATCTTGAAACTCATACTCATTTTCGCCATTAGAATTTTTTTGCATTGCAACAGTTAACGCTGGAAAGAGTGTCAACTCAGTAGGTAAAAAATTCCCAACTTTGTATTCTGCAATATTTGGTGCTAGATTTGTTGCACCTACAATTGATTCTAAAGTATCAACTTTAGAATCAATATTGCTTTCTAAAAACGATTTAATTGAATCCACAACATATTCAGAAGTCATATTTCCACCTACTCAAAAAGATATTTCTTTATTATGTTACTCCAACGCCTACGCTGTTCTTCTGTCATTTCGACAATCTTTCTTGCTGGCATCTTAGAAGTACCAGCTTGATGATAATGTGCTTTTGGATCTTTTGACCCGATTACTAATCCATCTCCAGAAATCAAACATACGTGTCCAGGTCCTTTACGTGTAAAAGAATTTCTCATATCTCCAGAAAAGACTAGAATTGGACGAGAACCCACTTTAGAAGTTTTCCAAGAGGCGTACTGATCTGATAACGGAGCCCAAGCACTTCGACCTTTAAAAGCACCAGAATTAGCAAAAACCTTATCCATATTGCTTCTGAAATCATCTGCAATGTCTTTGAAAACTGGTGTTAAATCGTCTAGGTGCCTCTCGAGTTCCGCTAGTTGAGTTATTAAACGTGCATCTCCAACT